TCTTGGTCAAAAAGGTGTTCCAACAAAAATGGTATTCAATCATCATCAACTCTATATGGATTTACCACAGGGCTCAAAGTTCTTAGGGTATGGAATAGATTGGGGATACTCAGACCCATCAACACTTGTTGGTATATGGAAACTTGATGACTCAATTTATTGTGAAGAATTTCTGTATCTAAAAAATGTGACCATCCCTGATTTCATTTATAAGATAAAAGATTTGGGGATTAACCTCAAAGATGATTTCATAGCAGATAGTGCTAACCCCCAAGCAATAGAAGAATTAAGAAGACAGGGGATAAATTGTAAGCCAGTAAAAAAGAATTCAATCCTACACGGTATAGACCTAATTAAGAGGTCAAACTTTTATGTGAAGTATGATTCATTTAATCTACAAAATGAATTACAATCTTACATATGGAAGACCGATAAGAATGGTAATAACCTTGATGAACCAGTTGATTCTTCAAACCACTTAATAGATGGTATCCGTTATGTGATGGAGATGAAGGTTGCGAGAAACCAATGGATTGGTATAATGTAAAAAAGATATTTATGTATATGAGTGGACTTGTTCTAAAATATGATGGAAGAAAAATAACCATCCAAGAACCAACAATTCAAATGTGGACTGAGGTAATGAAGTTTAGAGAACTTCTTGATGAAGAAGAACTCAACATCAGAATGTTGTCTTTAACAACAGGACTATCAGTTCAAGAGATTAAAGAATCAGATGCTCACTCGATGAGAATCGCAGCCGATACAGTTTATAAATTCTTGAATCAAGAATCTAAAAAACTATTTAAGGATATAGAGCACAACGGAAAGAAGTATGTTCTTGTAGATATACATAAAATGTCGTTTGGTCAATTTGTTGATGTGGATACATTCTTACAGAAAGATGAGAATTATAGAGTATCAAATCTCAATGAGTTAGCGGCATACCTGTATACAGAAGAAGGTAAGAAATATGGTGAGACAGATTTTAGAAAACAGATTGAAGATTTCAAAACTCTACCAGTGAAATATGTAGAAGGAGCAATTTTTTTTTTGTTGAGTATAGGCGTGGTCTCTCAACAACTTTCAGTTCTTTATTCCAAGAACAAACCGTTGTGGATGTGGATGATGATACGAGTTCGTTTGCAAAACATTGGGGATGGTATTCAGCAATTTCTACACTTGCCGACAACAAAGTATGGGTGGTTGACGATGTTACTAATCTTCCCCTTATATCTTGTCTCAATCACCTCTCATATCTTATGGACCTCAATCAACAGGCTGAAAAGCAAATTAAAGAAATGAACAAGTAATGACTCCAATCAATATATCAGGTTTAACTTGGTGGAATCAATATAGTAATCCATCATTTCTAAATTTATCAGGTAATGAAATATTAAGTGTAATTGATGGATTAAATTCAACAACCTACTTTCAAACAGAAATTGGTAACAGAGTAAAATTCCAAAATGATATTTATTCTGCAACCACCTCAGGTTTCAGTGGTGGAACACTTAATGTAGGAACAAATAGGATGTCCTCACTGAATGGACAATACTCAGGCACATCCGATTTTACAATTTTTACAAGATATATTTTTACAGGAACTGCAAGTGATGATGTTATTTGTTCTTCTGATGCTGGTGGTGGAATAAATGGTCAATTATATGATGGAACAACAGTCCCTTACAGATGGTTTCAAAATAAGATTACAGGTTCAAATATAGAATATAATATTTGGGCAGACCCAAATACTGCTGACGGGTTTGTAAATTTTAATCAAACTTTAACAGCAAATACTTGGATTGACCAAGCATTGAGATGTTATCAAGATGGTTCACTTTATAGAATTGAGTTATGGATTGATAATGTATTAGTTAATTCAAACTCCACGACATTTACTTCTGTACCACCAGTATTAAATCCTGGTATTGTTGTTGCAACTTCATTCAACGGTAGTATAGCGGAACAGTTTTGGTTTAATAAAAAATTGGATTCATCTGAACTAACACAGATGTTTGATTATCTTGTTCAAAGATATGACGCACCGATTATCACACCAACACCTACACCAACGATAACTCAAACATCAACTCCTACTCCTACATCACAAACCCCAACTCCAACTCCTACACAAACAGGAACACCTAACATAACACCAACCCCATCATCAACAGGGATTCCACAACTTGCAATTAACTTCAAGACCATCGCTGATGATTTCAAATACTTAGCCAACAAACACAAACAAATCAATTCGTTTGGTATTGGTGATACAGACCAGTTGGGTTATCTAATTCAGTCAAGAGACAAACAAGAGAACCCATCAGATAACTCACCATACTTCCCACTACTTTATGTTGTTCCATCTAATATTAAGAATGACCTTAGATTCAAAACTTGGACATTCAATGTCGTAACACTCGATATAGTTGAAAGGGATTTAGCGAACTCACTTGATACATTATCTGATACCTTACAAATCTTGAATGATGTTATAAGTCAATTCAGATTATCTGTAACAAACAATCAGGGTAATTTTAACACACTCTATTATCTTGATGATACGGTTCAATGTAACCCCTTCCAAGAGAAGTATCAGGACTTATGTAATGGATGGAATGGATTATTACAAATCAAAACTAAGACCCCATTAGACAGATGTGCTGCTGCGTTTAATACATTTACAGGGACACCAATCTATCACGAAGGAATCAACCTAAGAACCTTCATATATGATTTCCAATTGTTAGCAGACCATCACAAACAAATCAATTCATTTGGTTGGGGTGACTTCGATGATTTCTCTTACAATGTAGATTCAAGAGACAAACAAGATAACCCAACATATAATCCACCATATTATCCTTATATGTATGTGATTCCAAACAACGCAACACAAGAGTTTGGATTTATGACTTATGAGTTTAATATCATCATTGGAGATATTGTGGATAGAGATTTGAACAATATGATTGATGGATGGTCAGATACAAACCAAATCCTTGATGATATCATTTCTCAATTTAGATTGTCTGTAACAGATTCACTTGGAAACTTTAATCAGGATTATTATCTCGATGATATTGTTGACTGTTCACCATTCATTGAGAAGTATGATGATATGTTAATTGGTTGGACAGCAACTCTTAGAATACAAGTTAAGACACCTCTTGATAGATGTGATGCAGCGTTTGATACGATGACTGGTCCTGAACCAACACCAAATCCAACATTGACTCCAACACCAACAGGAACATTAATACCATCACCTACCCCAACTAATACTGAGACACCAACTCCTACTCCTACAATCACAGATACTCCTACACCGACTCCTACAATTACGGACACTCCAACATCAACTCCAACACCAACAATAACAGACACTCCAACATCAACTCCAACCCCTACAATTACTGCGTCACAGACACCTACAATAACCGCATCTCCAACAGAGACATCAACACCAACGCCTACATTAACTGCATCCCCAACTCCAACAATTACTGCGAGTCCAACACCAACAATCAACCCAACACCAACTCCTACACCAACTCCACCATCAGGAGCACAACTATGGAACACAAACCCAGATACTTGGGATAATGAAAATCAACAATGGAATTTAATCTAAAAAAATATGGCTAACTTATCAGGTCAAACAATACAATCAACATATCCAGGTTTATTAAACTTAAACACTGCGACAACAGGTATCACATCAATACCACAAGCAATCACAGATGGTCTTGGTAATGATACAGGACTAAACATTGCAACTAATTATCTTGCAGCACCTAATCTACTCAACTATTATAGTGAGTTTGTTCCTGATTATGGGGGTGTAGGATTCGGTGCTGGTTCAGCTGCAAACCCAGCAAACAGTAACAACAGGCTAATTTATAGTGCATTTTGGGATTCAGGTGTAAATGCATATTCAGCATTAACTTATAACCTACAAACATTAACAACAACAAATGATACTGTAACATTTTCACTCTATACTGCACAGATGGTAGATGGTATTGGAATTGCACCAAAAGATTTAATTTTGAGTGGTGTTTCAATGACTACAACAGGAACAACAGGTGTTAAAAAAACAAATTTGGTAAGTAATGTAAGTTTCTCAGGTTATAGTGGGGGTGGATATTACATCTACGGATATGTAATAACATCAACAGCTGCAACTCCAACCATAAGATTTACAACAAGAAATACAACAGTTGGGTCATATTCAAACTTTGATTCAATGGGTTTTTTCTTAACATCTGCTGGAACCTCATTAGTACCAGCCTCAAAGTCACTACTACAAGTTAACATGGCCGTTTTGAATACTGTTCAAGAAAGTTATTCCAAATCAGATATACAAAACCAATGGACTGCTACTAACCCTACAAACTGGGGATTTGGATTAAACACAGTTAAATAATGTTTGAACTATCCGAAATAGAATTACAGAGATTAGGGACTCTATTCGTTAACTTCTTCAAACAGAAGTTACAGGAGAAGATATATCCCTATGGTAATCCTCAAAGAGGTGTTGGAGATAAAGTTGCGTCAGGTCAATTATTGAACTCACTCACAGCAACCGTGATGCCGAGACAGAACGGTGGATTCGAACTTGTAATTACCTATATGGATTACTTCCAAAATGTGAATTTAGGAAGAAGACCAGGAAAGGGGATGGTGCCCATACCAGCACTTCTTGATTGGATAAAGCTTAGAAGAATTAAAGGGAGAAATGCAAAAGGAAAATTCATATCCAATCTATCATTAGCGTTCGCTATTAGACAGAACATTTTTAAGTTTGGTATCCGTCCAACCAATATTTATGATAAAGCGTATGACTCATTTGAAGCACTTTTGGAAAACCCACCACAAGAATTTCAAGATGAATACAACGCACTCTATGAAGCAATCGGAAATGATGTAGAGAACTTCATAGCACAAACAGTAAACAAAGAGTTCCCATCAATAATTGACGAATGAGTTTAGATTTAACCATATTACAAAAACCATTAGATGTTACTGAATCACATTCAGACCATACTTGGAATGTTTCCCTCAATGACTATTCAGCATATACAGACATTAGATTGGTTGTTGATGTATACAAGAATCCGTATCAAAATGATATTGGTCCAAATAATCAACAAGGAACAAACCAACAATTCGGAAAGTTTGGAAGATTATTAGTTCCATCAAATGAGTTTGGTAACTGTATCTTCAATGTGGAAACAGTT